TGATATTTTAAATATGATTCGTAACAGATCCTAGGAGAAGATAATGCAGAAACCATTTGACTTAACCAAGTTCAGGACGGGCATAACTAAAGGCATCACTGGAATCAGTGCAGGCTTTCATGACCCACAGGATTGGATATCAACTGGTAACTACACTTTAAACTACCTAATAAGTGGGGACTTCCATAAAGGAGTCCCTTTAGGTAAAGTTAGTGTATTTGCTGGCGAATCTGGTTCGGGTAAGAGTTTTATCTGTTCAGGTAACTTAGTGCGTAATGCACAACAACAAGGCTGTCAAGTAGTATTATTTGATAGTGAAAATGCACTTGATGAAGATTGGCTACAAGCATTAGATGTAGATACTAGTCCTGAGAAACTTCTCAAAATTAGTGTTAGCATGATTGATGATGTTGCTAAAACAATCAGTGAATTTGTAAAAGACTATAAGTCTAACTATGGTGACTTACCATATGAGGAACAACCTAAAATGCTATTTGTAGTAGATAGTTTAGGAATGTTACTAACACCAACAGATGTTGCACAATTTGAAAAAGGCGACATGAAAGGTGATATGGGAAGAAAGCCAAAGGCACTAACAGCCCTAGTTAGAAATACAGTTAATCAACTAGCACCACATCCAATTGGGCTTGTTGCAACTAACCATACATACGCATCACAAGATATGTTTGACCCTGATGATAAGATATCAGGTGGACAAGGATTTGTATATGCGAGTAGTATTGTAGTAGCAATGAAAAAGTTAAAACTCAAAGAAGATGAGGACGGCAACAAAACTACTACTGTACAAGGTATTAGAGCGGCATGTAAAGTAATGAAAACTCGTTACAGCAAACCGTTTGAAAGTGTACAGGTTAAAATACCTTATGAGACAGGAATGAATCCTTACTCAGGTATTTTAGAATTGCTTGAAGCAAAAGGTATCGTTACAAAAACTGGTAATAAACTTGAATATACATCACCTGTTACAGGCGAGATTATTAAAGAGTTTAGAAAGCAGTGGACTGAAGAACGGTTACAAGTAGTTATGGACGAGTGGAATCAAATACCAGTTGCTGGAGACGACAACTTCGATGACTTAGTAGATGATGAAACTTTGGTAGACGACCCTAACGTAGAGGATATGAGCAATGAATCCTGATTTAAGTTTTTTAATCGACCTATGGGATAGTATGAAAAATTATATTCCTAAAAAAGATAGACTACAAGCGGCAGAGCAACTTGTTGGAATTACCGATGAGAATCTAGACTTGTCCGATATCAAAGAAAACATTAACATGTTTGACTCAGCAATGAAAAATGCTATTGTTGGACACTTCGGCTTCGATGAAGAAGATGAAGAAGAGGAATGGGATTAAGTTATGGCAGGCTGGTATAACTCTGTAGTAGAAGATTTAAGTAAAATTGTAGAATCAATTAATTACTATGAAAAGGAACTACAAGAAGCCAAGTACGAATGCGGTATCAAAGGCTCACTGGAGAAATCTAGTGCGTCTTTGCCCGGCATCACAGAACATCGTTTTAATCAACTACAAGAGATTGAAGCAATACTAGAACACTTAAATATTGAATTGCGTAAAGAACGCAGTAGAGTATTTAGAAAATACTTAGAAAGTTACAACAGAACATTATCCAGTAGAGATGCTGATAAGTTTGTAGATGGCGAAGAAACTGTAATTAACTTACAGCACCTTTGTAACCAATACAGTCTGTTAAGGAATAAATACCTAGGTATTATGAAAGGCTTAGATACTAAGCAATGGCAAATAGGACATATCACACGTCTAAGAACTGCTGGTATGGAAGATATCGTAATAGGATAAATTGTTCAATTTCATGGACTTACAATAATGGTTGACACAACCTCAAAAGATGCTATAATTAGCAACATCAAAAGAAGGTGTAGGAACCAAGATATGGTCCATATTCAGATGTACGGGCAATTCAAAAACAAAAATATAATAGAACGCATTAGCGAATTAATGCTAGAAAATATTATTCCCATTAAACTAAGACGTAATGTTAATGTAGATGTATATGTGCATACAGCATTAGAAGAGCAGGCAGGCGGCTATTGTTGGGGAGATAAAAAAGACGTTGAAATAGAAATTGCTAGAACCTCAGAAGGCTATCGTTTTTCACGTGAAGAACTATTAATTAATTTAACACATGAATTAGTTCATGCAAAGCAATTTATTTCCGGAGAATTAACTGGAAAAGCAATGTCAACTTGGAAAAGGTCTGACCATTCTAAAACACCTTACAGTCATCAACCATGGGAACGTGAAGCATACTATTGGGAAAAACGACTTTACGAGCAATACTTTAAAAAATTAAAAGTATAAAACGGTTGACTTCTGACCAATAAATCCGGTATAATATACTATAAAAATAATTAGGAGTATTTTATGACTACAGAAAGCATTATAATCGATTCAGGCAATTTCTCTTTTGACTACAATCCAAAAAGAACTTACGAACAAAATTTTAATGAATGGAGAACTACAAATTCTGAAGAACGTTCAGCATGGGGAGAACCTCAGTTGACTATGGAACAAGCAGAATCGACTTTCTCTAAGATGTACGGACAACGTAAGTAATGACAACCCATGCAATGATAGATATCGAAACGTTGGCTACTTCGCCCGAAGCAGTTATACTAAGTGTTGGTGGTGTAAAGTTTGATCCTTACACTAACGAAGAACCACACACATTCTTTGATGCTAAACTTGATATTGATGCCCAAACAGAACTAGGCAGAGATGTTGACCAAGGCACAATAGAATGGTGGGGGAAACAATCACAAGAGATTCAGGATATTGCATTTGCAGAAGAAGGCAGAGTACAAATAAATGATTTTGCTACATCACTTAATAAGTGGCTAGTAGGCTGTGAACAAATTTGGTGCCAAGGCCCACAATTTGATATGGTCATAATAGAGAACTTATATAAGCAGATAGATATCCATACAAATTGGGCATATTGGCAGATACGTGATAGCAGAACTGTATTCAGTTTAATGGCTGTAGATCCTAGGAAAGGCGTCCAAGAGGCATTACATAGTGCTGTGGACGATGCCAAATGGCAGGCAAAATGCTTACAGACTTGCCTGTTCATGTTAAACATCAAAAAAGACTAACTTTTTTACCACTTTTATTGGAAAAAGGTTGACTTACCCTGCAAATGGTAGTATAATATACATATATTAAACAATAAAGGAAAGGAAAAAAAGCCAATAAAAACGGTAAAAGGTTGACATTGGTCCTAGAATTTAGTATAATATATACAAGTTACAAAGAAGGTCTTCGTAACATTAATCATTAAGTCGGGGATGACAATATGACAAAGAAAGCAATAAATTATGTTAAAGTGAAAACTGGTACATACCGTAAAAACGAAATCGTTGATACAGTATTTCCAATTATTAAACCTCTTAACATTGGTAAGAAGGGTGCTTTTATTACCGTTGATGGTAGTGAAGCAATGGGAGATAAATTCCAAAGCATTAGGATTTTAATTGAAGATCCTACAAAAGACTTAGAGTATGTTACTCCAAGTGTTTATGCTGAACAGCCTAAAATAGACAATACTCCAAAAGAAGAAAAAGAAGAAACTGATGTTCAAGCAATTGAACGTATCAGAGAACGTTTTGATATTTTGGATCGTATGACTCATGCTGTAGCAGAAGGTACAGTACGTGGTATGATAGTAAGTGGCCCTCCAGGAGTTGGTAAGTCATTTGGTGTTGAAACTGTTTTAGAAGATTATGACATGCTAACAGAAGTTGCTGGTAAGCCTGCAAGGACTGAAGTTGTTAAAGGTTCAGTTACACCAATTGGTCTTTTCCAAACATTATACAATAACTCAGAAGCAGGTAACATACTTGTATTTGATGATTGTGATAGTGTGTTGTTTGATGAAGTATGTTTGAATATGCTTAAGGCTACTTTGGACTCAGGTAAAAGACGAACTATTACTTGGAAGTCAGAAT